CATGGCGAAACATTAGCGCATTTTTGCAAAGACCATATTTTAGTGTGTGCTAAAACCATAACTAAGAATGTTCCTGCAAACGTTGTTAACGAGCTATTGGCCGAGAAGGTTGAAGCAATAGAAACAACCGAAAACCGCCCGGTTAAGAAAAAAGAAAAAGACGAGCTAAAAGAAGTCATTTTATTTGAAATGATGAAAGATGCTTACACCAAAACAACCCGCACTCATGCGTTTATAGATATGAAAAACGGCTTGTTGGTGGTTAATGCGGGCAGCTTTAATAAAGCCGAAGAACTGCTTGCGCTATTACGTAAATCGTTAGGTACTTTGCCAGTTGTACCCGTATTTTCAAATATTGATTTAGATGCGCTGTTAACTACATGGTTAACTAGTTATGAAGCACCCGATCGTTTTGCTATTGGTGGTGATGCTCACTTAGAACAGCCAGACGATACAGCAAGCAAGGTTAAGCTTGAGGGCCACGACTTAGCGTGTGATGAAGTGAAAGCCCACTTAGAAAGCGGTAAACGTGTTACGCTTTTGCGCTTTGATTGGAAAGAACGCCTTAAATTCACGCTTAAAGATGACGGCAGTATTAAGCGCCTGGTGTTTGGTGAGCTGCTAAAAGAAGAAAACGCCGACATACCCAATGAAGAAATGGCCCGTAAACTAGACGCTGATTTTTTACTGGCATCAAGCGAAATAGTTGAAATGCTGCTAGAGCTGCTAATAGGTTGCGGTGATGATAGTTTTAGCGAAGTTAAAAGCGAAGAACCTGCAGAGCGCGGTATAGTTATTACTGATACAGACCATTTAATTGATCCGCTTTACAGTGAAGCCGTGGTGTTTGTTGTTGAGAACAACAAGCCAAGCGTATCTGCACTGCAGCGGTACTTACGTACTGGCTATAACCGAACGGCCCGTTTAATAGAAGAAATGGAAAAAGCAGGCATTGTTAGTGCGCCCGGCCATAATGGTGAGCGCGAGGTGTTAGACTATTGAACGGCGGCAACTACTGCCGCCCTGAGTGGCTAGGCTTTAGAAATTGGGTTAAGGTGAATATAAGACGGCCTTATTTTTTTTATCGTTGTGAGCGCATTTCGAGAAAGCAGCTTGAGTTGGTACACGCCACACGCTTAGAGTTTTGATTGTTTAATTGCACATTTAAACAAACATACATTTATTAATTTAAACATGTTGACAAAATGGCATAGGTTTATTACAGTATTTACCACAGTTGGATAACTGTAAAAACCGCCTTAATGGCGGTTTTTTTATGCCTGAAATTCACTGATTTCGTATTATCTGTAAATAACTCGATATGAATTAAGGGTGTGAATAAGCCGTTATTAAGGCAACAAGCACTTAGTAAAAATTTGATCTGATTTATACAAGCCAGCTTAACGCTGGTTTTTTTGTGGGTGAGTATTTATGGATATTGCAACGATTACAGGCCTTTTAAGTTTACTGACCTTTATTGTGTTGATCTTATCAGGTTTAGTCCTTTTTGTTGTTGTATCTAATTTTAGAATCAACAAGATAGCAACCTCACTTCAATATGAACTAAATAAGCCAAGGCACACAGACCGTGAAAAGGAGGATGGTATGTAGTCTTTGAACGGGTTCTCGTTGATACAGGGCATAAGCCCACCGCAGGCAGGCTATTAGCATTGGCATGGCGAACCATTAACGCAATCAGTTATAAGCCACACTTCACAGGATTTTTTAAAATGATTAAACCACTAATTACTGTTTTAGCTTCACTCATTCTTTTGTTGATTGGTACGTTAGCCGCGCCAAGTGTGGTGACCAATGTAATGGTTATCAGTTTTGCGTTTGGCTTGCTTAAAGCATTTACCGTTATTGCTGCAGCACGTTTTGCATTGGCTTACCTTGATTCAAGAATTGACTTTGATGTTAACGGTTGGATTAAATTTAGGGCAAGTAATGACAATAGAGCGCTGTATTTTAGTTATCGGTTTGCTGCTGTGTTTATCGTGTTCGGCTTCATCATGGCCTGATAAATACGATTACCAGATATTTAAAGCCAGTAAACAATATTTACCAGGCGTTGATTGGAAACTTTACAAAGCGCAGTTAATACAAGAATCGGTATTAAGACCGAACGCAGTTAGCCCCGCAGGCGCACAAGGTATAGCACAGTTTATGCCAGCCACTTGGCGCGAAGTTAGCCGCCAGTTAGCCATTAACGGCACACCGTTTGAACCGCATTTATCTATACCCGCAGGCGCTTATTATTTATCTAATATGCGGCGCGGTTGGATATGGAACAGGCCAGAGCAAGACCGGCACAACTTAGCACTGGCATCATACAATGCTGGGTTTGGCAATCTGCTAAAGGCCCAGCGCCTTTGTAATAACGCCACGCTATATGCTGACATTATTAAGTGTTTACCAGACATTACCTTTCAACATTCCAAAGAAACCATTGGTTACGTTTTAGCTATAAGACGCTACCACACAATATTAAGGCAATAACTAATGATGATTAGAGTATTAGGCGGCGCATTAATTGCGCTGGCATTAAGTTGTTCAGCTGTTATTTACAGTAAGAACCAAAGCATTGACACATTAACCAGCGCTGCGGCCATCACTGCAGTTGAGTTAGAAACAAAAACAAAAGCAATCGCTAAGTTAACGATGAGCTTAGAGCAGCAAACAGCCGCCATTAATGATTTAGTTAGTGAAGCAGAACGGCGTGAGCTACTCATAACAAAGCATCATAAAGATATGCAGTTACTTAACGCATCAAACCAGAAAGTTGAAACAGAACTGATTGAGGTAATAACAGATGAGAGCAATACCGATTGGGCTTATGTTCATTTGCCTGCTGATGTTAAGCGGGTGTTCGACCACGCCACCGCAAAAACAAATAGTAACCGTCACCAAGGTAGTGAAGGTGTTACCCCCTGCACACCTGCTGAATGTTTGCCAACAACCACAAATGAACGTGGTTACTAACGCAGACCTATTAAGGTTTAGCGTTCGCGCACACAATGCGCTTGTTATGTGTAATTTAGATAAAAAGGCTTTGATGAGATGGCTATCAACACAACAACAATAATTAAAAGCTTAGCTGCCACATCGGCGGCCATCATTGCTGCACCACAATCCGCAATAGCAGAAAACCTAGCCAAAGCAAATTTTAAGCAGCTTATTACGTTGCAGTTTAACTTTACTGTTAGCGATATGATCATGATTGCAACGTTTGTATTGCTGCTGCTGAATTACTTACATAACCGCAAGAAAGCTAAAGCAGAAAGTAAAAGCAGAAAACACATTGCACAGAGTTGGGAAAGAAACGAATAGCTAAGCCCGGCAAGGTTAGAGCTACAACAACGAATAAGAGCGGCAACGTAACTGCACGTAAAGCTGCCACCAAAGAGGAAGGGTTCGCCCTTCCTCACCCCGCGCCACTGCGGTGCAGTTTGTTTAAACAAATAAATAAATAAATATTTGTTCAAGCGAATTGATACTGAAATGTTAAAAGGTACTTCCCAGCACCTTGATCCTCTACGGGTTTGAAACTCGCAGAAAACCGCTCGTTTTTAAAAATTTTTTGTTTTATAGGGTTTCCGGTTTCCGCATGAATCAGCCAATTTTCAACCCCAATTTAAAGTTCGGCCAAAAGCAAATTGCAGATTTGCTTGGCATATCAGACCGCCAAGTTAGGAACCTACAAAACCAAGGTGTAATACCCAAAGCAAAAGGGCGTGATGGTATTGACCCATTAAACGCCCTGCATGCTTACATAAATTTTAAGTCAGTAGATAAACCAGCTGAGCAGCCCAAGCCAGAAGAGGAACACGAAGAGTCTGAAAAGCGGCGCGAACAACAGCTAAAAAACGATGAGCGTGAAGAACGCATTAAACTTAACCGAACAAAGCGGCTAGTCCTTGAAAAACAATATGCTCCTATATCTATCATTATTGACACAATATCACAGGTGGCCATTGGCTTAAGAACCCGCGTAGATTCGTGGTTACCCAAGCTTAAAATGGCATCACCCGATATGACCACAGAGCAAATAGAGGTACTAAAGCGCGAACTAGCAATGGCATTAAATGAGCTTGAAACAGTACAACCAGATCTCGCAGCCTATGAAGACAGCGATATTGAAAGCGGTTTCGCAAGCCTTGAATCCATTGAAAGCCACGATACCGATCACAGCGGTTGAATGGTCAGATAAACATTTCAGACTACCTGAAGGTAGCTCACAAATAGCAGGCGCATGGGTTACACAACCTTTGCAAGTGGCCCTGCTTAACATGATGACAAACGACAGCATACGCCTGTTAGCCATCAAAAAATCAGCAAGGCTTGGTTACACAAAAATGATGGTAGCCGCACTGCTTTACTTAGCAGAGCATAAAAAGCGTAGCGCCGTTGTTTATCAGCCGGTTGATGATGAGTCAGATGCGTTCGTAGTCGATGAAGTTGATCCAGTAATCGAAGAAATGCCCGTAATTCAGCGCATTTTTCCAGACTGGAACGTTAAAAACGAAAACAACAAAGTTTCAAAGAAAGTAATGATTGGCTCAACAATCGACTTTCGTGGCGCAACCGCGCCGGGTAATTACCGTCGACTAACAAAACAAGTGTTAATTGGTGACGAAGTAAACGCATGGCCGTTAGAAGTAGGCAAAAAAGGCAAAGGCGAAGGTAACCCAATTAAGCTGGCATTACAGCGTTTAAAAGGGGCCAGCTTTCCAAAAGCCATATTTGGCACCACGCCTACCGTGGTTGGCAACTCGCACATTAGTAATATTATTGATGATTGCGAATTAGTATTTCGGTTTTATTTACCGTGTCCGCATTGCGGCACAGAGCAAGTGCTTGAGTTCGGTGAACGTGAAGGTGAAATAAAAGAGTACGGTTTATTATGGGATGACACCCAAAGCACAACTGAAAAAAAATCCAAAACGGCACATTATAAGTGCGTAAATACGTCAGAGTGCGGACAGTCATTTTATTATTCAGACCTTACTAAAATGGAGTTAGCAGGCAAATGGATTGCCGAAGACCTCACATGGACAAAGGATGGCCTGCAGTTTTTCACCCATAACGGTTACCGAACTCAACCCCCAAAAAAAGCAGGCATTGAAATAAACGCCCTTTACTCACTCAACTTAGATGGTTGGGGAGAAATAGTAGCCGAATGGCTAGATGCCAAAGGCAAACCCGCAAACGAACGCTCGTTTATAAACACCGTACTTGGTGAAGATTACAACGACCAAAGCAGCGAAAAGCTTGATGATGAAATACTGTTCGAACGCCGCGAAAAATACAAAGCCCAAGTACCAGAACGGGCCGTATTTTTAACCGGCAGCATAGACAGCCAACGCAATCGTTACGAGTTGTTTGTGTGGGGATGGGGGCCAAACGATGAAAAGTGGCTTATTGATAAGCAAATCATCATGGGTGATTACGACAAAGAAAGCACCCTAAAGCTCGTTGATAAAGCTATAAACAAAACCTACAAACGCGCCAACGGCACAGAAATGACCGTGGCCCGTTGGTGTTGGGATACCGGCGGCATAGACCCCGACATAGTAAACAAGCGCAGCAAAAAGCATGGCCTGTTTCGTGTAATCCCAATTAAAGGTGCAAACGTTTACGGCAAACCCATTGCAAACTTTCCGCTTAAGCGAAATAAAAATGGCGTTTACCATACCGAAATCGGCACAGATACAGCAAAAGACCTGCTTTATTTGCACATGGAAAACGACCCACTTGACCCAGCCAGCGAGCCCGATGGCTTAATGCACTTACCGCTTGACGATGATATTTGTGACAAATTCACTTGTCAGCAACTTGCATCCGAGCGACTCATTGAAAAGTCAGTAAGCGGTAAAAAAGTGCTGCGTTGGGATAACGAAGGGCGAAGGAACGAAGCACTTGATTGCCTTGTTTATGCCCTTGCAGCCTTGCGTATAAGCACCAGCCGGTTCGGTGTTAATTTAAACGAACTCGCTAACACACCATCAAGCAGTGGCAGCAGTTCAACCATAGACATAGAAGCCATTGGCGCAGGATAAACAATGACAGAACAGCAACGACTTGCAGAAATGAAAACCGCTTACAGTAATTTATTAATGGGTAAGTCAGTCAGAGTGATGCAAAAGGACGGGCGCAGAGTCGAATTTTCACCCGCCAATATTACAAAATTAAAATCAGCCATCACTGAACTTGAAAACGCACTAGGCTCAAGCAACCGCCGAGGGCCAGCAGGAGTCTTTTAAATATGAGTAAAGTCCAAATACTTAGCCACACAGGCGAACCAATCAGGCAAATGTCAGCATACGAAGGTGGCGGCCAAGGGTTTGGCGGTCAGTTAGCAAGTTGGACACCCGAACTAACGAGCGAAGATGCAGCGCTGTTACCAAACCTTGATTTAAGCAACGCCCGTTCAGACGATCTAGTTCGCAATAATGCTTACGCCGCAGGCGGTTTACGTTTGCACTTAGACAACATTGTTGGTCATATATTTAAACTTAACTGGCAACCCATGTGGCGCAGACTCGGTTGGACAGAAGATGAGTTTATGGCCGTTAAAACCGATGTTGAATCGGCATGGCTCGAATACGCAGAAGACGAACGTTGTTACATAGACGCAGAGCAAAAGCGTACTTTTACCATGCTGATCCGCGCAGGCATTAGCCAGCACTTTAGCTATGGTGATGTAATGTGTGCGGCTGAATGGATTCCGCGCCGCAATTCAGATTACGCCACCGCAATAAAAATGGTATCACCCAAGCGTGTACGTAATCCGGGCAATGTAACTAGTTACGATGCCCGCATACGTGGCGGCATTAAACACGGTAAACATGGCAACGCCATTGGCTTTTATGTAGCCGACAGCAACTTAAACTTACCACTTAGCATGATGGGCCAAAACCTACGTTATATCCCTAAAGAAACATGGTGGGGCCGCCGTAAATTCATACACATATTTGATGCGCGTGACGATGGCCAATCGCGTGGTAGTAACACATTAATGTCAATCATGAGCCAAATGCACATGCACGACAAGTTACAACAAACAAAGCTGCAAAACGCAATAGTAAACGCAATGTACGCCGCCACCATAGAATCTGAGCTTGATTCAGAGTCAGCATTTCAATTTATAACAGGTGGTGAAGACACCCAAAAAAATCTATGGAACTGGTTAGGCGCGGTTAATAAATATCACAAAGGCGCAAACATTCGCATGAATGGCGCAAAAGTGTCGCACTTAATGCCTGGTGAAAAGCTCAGCTTGCAAAAGCCGGGTCATTCAGACAACGGTTACTCGCAGCTAGAAAACTCGTTTTTACAATATATGGCCGTAGGTACGGGCGTATCAGTTGAGCAATACACGCATAATTTCCAAAACTCTAATTACTCAGGCGCTAGAGCAGGGCTTAATGAAAGTTGGCGTTACTTTATGGGTGATCGCAAAATTATTGCCTCACGCCAAGCCACCGCCATTTTCTCATTGTGGTTAGAAGAAGCCATTGCCAAAGGCGTAATTAAGCTCCCCAAAGGCACAAACTTTTGGGAAGCCCGCAGCGCCCTTTGTCGTAGTGACTGGATAGGTTCAGGTCGTTTATCAATAGACGGCATAAAAGAAGTTAAAGAGTCGATTTTATTAATCGAAAGCGGCTTATCTACTTACCAAAAAGAACTGGCCAAAATGGGCGAAGATTACATTGAAGTGTTTGAACAACAAATGCGAGAAATGAAATTACGAGAAGACAAAGGCCTACCCAAACCAAGCTGGGTTCAAGCCGAAGAACTCGCGCCAGAGCAACCAGACGAGCCAGCCAATAACAACGGGAAAAAGAATGAACCCAATAGCGAATCAGTTTAACCAATGCCCGGTGCTGCTCGATGCCCGGCACATAACCAGCATTGCATCAATCAAAGCCGAGTTTGATGCAAGCAAACTAACCGAACAACAACGCGCAATGGCCACAGGTATTGTATCTGCTAACAGCGAATACAAGCCTTACGAGCTAATCAAAGGCATTGCCATTATTACGGTGCGCGGCGCGCTTATTCATAACCTTGGTTATTCAGCCAGCTGGGCCACAGGGTATGACGTAATAAAACGTAAAATTGGTTTTGCCATGCATGACCCTGATGTAAAAGGGGTGCTTATGAAGTTTCACACCCCCGGTGGTACGGTTTACGGTTGCCCCGATACAGGCGATTTAATCCACGAATGTGGCAAAATAAAACCCGTATGGACATTATCAGACGATATGGCCTACAGCGCAGGCCAATGGCTACACGCACAAGGTACACGCCGTTTAGTCACACAAAGCGGTGGTTTAGGCTCAATTGGTGTCTTAGTGGCCCATGCTGATTTTTCAAAAATGCTTGAAGATTACGGCGTAGAAATGACCCTAATATTTGACGGTCAACACAAAGTAGACGGCAACCCATACGAAAAGCTGCCCGACACAGTAAAAGCCCAAATAAAAGCCGACTGTAAAAAAACCCGTGGCGAGTTTGCCACAGCGGTGTCGCGCGGCACCGGGTTAAGTGTGGCCGATGTACTAAACACCGAAGCCGAATGTTACTCAGGCCAACAGGCCGTTGATATTGGCCTTGCCGATGCCGTTGTATCAAGCAACAGCATACTTGGCGAGTTCATTGAATTTGTAAATAAACCTCAAAACGCACAAACAGGAAATGTTATGAGCACCCAGCCAAACGAAAACGCAACAACCACCACGCCAGCGCCAAACGCTGATACACAACAACCAGCCGCAGATGCAACCGCACAAACAGATCCTGCCACCGCAGAGCGCGCGCGTATTAAAGGCATTATGAGCTGCGAAGATGCACAAGGCCGCACAGGGCTAGCAAGTCACCTAGCTTACGACACGAACATGAGTGTTGAACAAGCCGTTGCCATTTTGCAAAGCTCATCAAAAGAGCCGCAAGCCGATACGCAAAAGCCAGAAGCGGCTGCACAAACAACCGTATCAGATGGTTTTCAAAAAGCCATGAACACAGAGAACCACCCTGATTTATCAGCCGACAGCGACCAAACAGATGCAGAGCTAAGCACCGATGATGCACAAGCCGCTGCAATGTTAGCAAGCTATAAAACAGCCACTGGAGTTTAATACAGCCATGACTACTCAAACCTTAAATTATGATCAAGCGGTATCGGGTGACACAAAAGTCACTCATACCACAATTACAATCGCTACAGGCGAGAACGTAGCCAAGTTTGCGCCACTGGTACACGATGCAGCAAGCGGTCACTTTAAAGCAGCCGCTGCAGATGCAACAAAAGCTGATTACTTATCAGCCTTTGCAGTTGATGCAACAAGTGGCGCCAAAACGCACAGCGCGATTAAATCAATCACTATTGATCCAGCGTTTGTTGCTTATCCTGAAGCCATGACTGATGAGAAAAAATCAGGCCTGTTTGCGGGTACACCCATAAGCACACAATCACCGGCGTAATTACGTTAGCTAAACACTTACTTTTATTTATTAATAAAGAGCCTTAACGGCTCTTTTTTTATTTGGGAATTATCCATGAATCCAATTGCTACAGCGGTACTTATCGCATTAAAAAAACAAATGCCAGCGCGCTATGTGCCAGCATTAAAAAACCGACTTGTTAAAGGTGTTGTTACGTTTGACACACAAGAAGTCGCGTTTGATAAAATCAAAAAAGGCCGCAAATTAGCGCCGCTTGTATCACCAATGGTGTCAGGCAAGCCAAACAAAGCCAAAGGCGGTTTAATGACATCAGTTGTTCCAGCTTATGTTAAGCCGACTGACGTTGTAACACCTGATCGCCTATTAAAGCGCGCACCGGGCGAAGCGATTGCAGGTAATTTATCACCTGAACAACGCTTGCAAGCTATCCGTGTTGATTTACTCATGGAGCAAGAAGAAAGCATTGACCGCCGCGAAGAATGGATGGTGTGCGAAATTTTAAAAACAGGTGCCGTTACACTTGAAGGCCCAGACTTTGAAGCCGTACAGGTTGATTTTGGCCGCAGCGCTGAAAACAACGTAACGCTTTCAGGTTCAGACCGTTGGAGCGAGCAAGACATTGAAACATACGACCCAATGGATGACATCGAAGACTGGGGCGATCGTTGTAATGTGATTGCTAACAACGTGTTTATGGGCCGAGCTTCTTGGCGCTTATTCAAAAAGTTCAAGGCAGTTAAAGAAGCACTTGATACCCGCCGTGGTTCAAGCTCAACAGCTGAAATGGGCCCAATGAGCAATGAAACATTCCAGTGGGTTGGCTCTATTGGCTCTTTTAACTTCTACGTTTACATCGGTGCTTACGAAGGTGACTCAGGTAATGATGAACTTTACATCGACACAAACGGCGTAATGGTTACCTCGTCAGAGATTGAACTTTACATGGCTTACGGCGGTATTCAGGATGCAAAAGCAAACGCTAGCCGCATTGTTGAAACCAGCCGCTACCCATCAAACTGGTTTTCAGACAACCCAAGCTTTGAATGGCTGCAAACGCAATCAGCGCCAGTGCCTATTTTATTAGACGCTGATGATGTGTGTTACGCGCGTGTTTAACACGCTTTAATTTTCCTCCCTAGTAGTGACCCCAAAGCGGCGCATTTAGCGCCGCTTTTTATTGGAGTAATACCAAATGAACAAAGCAGAATTATTAGCTTACATTGCCACGTTAGTTACGCAGTTAGCCGAGCTAAATATTGAATTTACACCCGCAAAAACAACGGGCACCAACGCCGAACTTGAACAAGAAATCGAGCGTTTAGAGTCGTTAATACCAGACGACCTTGAAGAAAAAGACGAGCCTGAAGCAACAGGCGATGCAAGTGAAGCGCAAGCGCAAACAGAGCAAGCGCTAAGCGATTCAAAAAGTGAAGACAAAACACTTAAAGAAGACGCTGCAAAAACAGAGCAAGCCACGCGCCGTGTATTTATCAACAAAGGCGTAAACATTGAAACCAACAAAAACGGTTCAAAAGTGGTCTTGCAAGGCGGTAATTTTCACACGGTAGACACAAACCTTGCACGTTCGATAGTTGCCGAAAATCATGGCCGTTACGCCACGGATGAAGACGAACAAGCCGATGAATTTTGATGATGTATTAAACGAACTGGATGCGCTCGACCAAGCGCATTTTGGTGAGTCGTTTTCAATGCGTTCAGACTCGCACGAAAGCGAGCCGTTTACGGGCGTAATGGGTGATGAGCCGGTTGTTTTAGATGCAGTCGAAACCATAGGTTATGTGTTAGAGGTGCCGTTGTCATTATGGCAAGGAAGCTACCCACGCAAACACAAGCATGTGATCACTCGACTAAAAACAGGCGAAGAATACACGGTTCATTCGTCACGTGTTAAAGACACATACTTAATAATTAACCTGGTGAACTAATGAACTTAAAGCGGCAAGTTGAAGAGCTTGAAAAAAAGCTAGGTACGCTTAACAACAAGCAAGCGCGATTTGCCCGCCAGCGTTCTTTAAGTCGAAGTTCTAAACGTATGGCCACCTTAGTGAGCCGAGACACAGCCAAAAAAGAGCGGCTAAAGTCGAGTTTAATTAAGCGAAAAATACGCATTAAAGAGCTAAAAAATAAAGGCATGACCGCCATCATCATTGGCCGAACAGCTATACCCGCCATTTATGTTGGCCAAGCACGAACCCAAATAAAAAGAAAAAACGGTGCACTGTTAATAAGTAGCGCAAGCCGTGACTCAAAAGGGCGCTTTAGTAAACGAACCCATGCAGGCAATACCGCCATTAGAGTGGGGCGGCATAAATTCGACAACGCCTTTTTGCAAAAGTTAGCCAGTGGCCGCTGGCACATCATGCAAAGAAAGTCTGACAGCCGCTACCCGATAGACTTAGCAAAAATTCCCATCAGGGGAAGTATTACCACTGCCGCTGATAAAC